TTTTAAAATTATTATTTTCTAGCCATACCATCTTGTGGTGATCTCTTTTGATGGATTTTAGATAGTTTGCTCTGGAGTTACCGTGAAAAAACTTGTTAAACGACTCGTGCTGAGGACCTTGCGCCTCCACTGCAATTCTTTTGGTCATATTTATCATGTCCACCTTCATTCTCGTCCCATAAACCGGAAACTCTTCGTAACAGATATGTTTTCTCCAAAATGTTTTAAAAAACTGTTTGACTTCAAATTGGAAATTTGAGCGACATGCTCCCTCCCAATCGATTCTGTATTTATGGACACTTTTGTATCTAAGTTTTCCTCTAACATCATATAGTTTCACTTTATCTCCAACGCTTTTTTGAATTTGTTGAAAAGATAATCTCGAACTTTATGCATTTCCTCTAGATATTTGCGGAAATTATCTAGTCCTTGGTGCTTACTCTCCATTTCCACACCTGCTTTTTTGAGTTCTTTGATTAGGGGGTCTCCCACAATGATCCAAGCCCCTTTGGTTGTCGCCATATCCCATTGTAGAAGCATACCTATGATTTCGTACTCTATCCAAATACTCCTGCCTCCGGTGCGCCCATACTTAATTGGATAACGAACCTCTGCGCCTGTTCTTTCATTAGCTGATTTGCGAAACACTACCTTACACCAATGTCCGTCCGGCTTCTTTTCTTTAGGCGGAATCGTATCTCCTCCCCATCGGGGTTGAAATTCCAAAATCCAATCAGAGTAATGAAGTAACGCGTTGCCTCCGGAAGCATTAGTTAATTTCGGATCAGTTCTTTCATACTGGTTCACGCTAACTTTACTCCTTACCTGTGAGATCATGAAACAGATGTGACCTTTCGTGGAAAGCCCCAAAGCCATCTTCTTCAAGAAATTGGAGCTTAAAACAGACCCTCCGGCAACCTTGTCAGAATCCTCAAAAGAACGATCCATGTCTTTCTTGGGAACCATCGCGTCCATAGAATCTATAATGAAAAAATATTTGCAGTCAGTTGGGTTGTTCGTTATCAAGTCCCTCATCAACTGAAGAACACTCTCAAAAATATTACTTTTATAAACAAACCATTTACCGGGAGAAGTGTCGAGCCCAGAACGTGCGATCATATTCGATGAAAGCCTTCCTTCTGACTTGATATAAACTGCCATAGAATTTTCTACCGTGGTTTGAAAGTTACGGGCAAAAGCGAGAGCGCAGGAAGTTTTCCCTCCTTCCGCTACCCCCGAAGCTCGAATGATGGAGGGACGGATACCCCCTGACATTTCAATATCTAGCAACAGGCTTCCGCTAGAGACCGTGTACTCGGGGGTTTCCTCGAAGTTATAATGATCCTCCTTGTTGTCTTTGAGGTAGCTCTGTATTTGCTGTACAGGACTAAGCCTTCAGTTGTTTTCTTTTTTACTGCCATATTTTAGGAAATCTCTAATATTGGTGGATTTTTTCGACATCACCTTGTCGTTGCCGAATTTGGCGTCCGGTACATTATGTCGGATAGGGGGTGCCAAGTCAAGACAAAATTTAGCGTACTCTATTTTGAGGTAAGCTAGACCTTGGGGGGCGACATACCAAGTTAAGCTGTCGGCGTCGAATTTAGGGGGAAGCGCCTTCCAGAAGGCTTTAAGGGGGTATTTTTCAATTAATCTTTTAGCAAACCCCATTTCCCTCAAAGAGGCGTTCCGATCTTTCCATATGGCTTTCGGGTTCTTTAATAATTTATTTATTATGAATCCGTTTAGCGTCTCTTCGGGCTTCTTGCGGCCCTTCCTCAGGCATGGAGGAGAGCAAAACTTTTTTTTATAAGGTGAATGGAACGATTTGTTACAATGTTCACATTCGAATCTTTTAAGTTTCGCCATCGCCTTCTACTGTATTAGGTTCTGGCTTGAGTGTCAAGCTTTATGTAGTATTTTTGAAAAACCTTGAAGAGAGGGGCTCAGGGGGAAAAAGTCCGTTTTTTTGCAATTTCAAGGTCATTATTTACCATCCTTTTCACTAAATCTTGGAAAGAGATCTTAGGTTTCCATCCCAGCTCTTCCCTTATTGGATTGGAATCACCATGTAGAATAGCAACTTCCGCAGGACGATAAAACTCTTCATTGATTTCTGCTAAAATTTTATTTTCTTCATAAATCCTAAATTTTTCCTCGCGGCCTTCCCCGCTCCATAAACCAGCGATACGAGCCTCTTGGAATGCCAAAGAAACAAATTCTTTTACAGTATGCGTCTCGTTGCTGGATAAAATATACTCTTTCGGCTCCTCTTGGTTAAGCATGAGCCACACGCCAGCCATAAAATCCTCAGAGTCAGACCAATCCCTCTTGGCCTCAATGTTGCCGAGCTGGAGAGGTCTGAACTCTTTCCCTTGGTCCATTGCTGTCTTAATGGCGGCAACTGCCTTGGTAATCTTTCTGGTGACGAACTCTTCTCCTCTTCTGGTTCCTTCATGATTAAATAAAATTCCATGAACCGCAAAAANATCATAAGATTCACGATAAACTTTAACCAAAAAGCGGGAAGCCACTTTAGACACACCGTAAGGGCTTCGTGGTTTTGGGGGGTGGGCCTTGTCTTGCGGGCTGTAATCGACATCTCCCATCTCTTCAGAGCTTCCGGCGCTGTAAAATCGACATTTGGGCTGGAATCTTCTAATAGATTCGAGACATCTCAAGGTGCCCATAGCATTAGTGTCCATAACGTGCTCCGGCATGTCCCAGCTACACCCGACAAACGAGTTAGCGGCGAAATTAATAAAATAATCAGGTTGAATTTCCTGCACGAGCCGATCTAAGGAACCTCCGTCTGTTAGGTCAGCGTAAACTAGCTGAAACCTCTCATTGTTTAAGAAAGATTCACAATTCGAAAGGTTTATATTAGCTGACCTCCGCGTCATGCCGTAAACCAAGTGATCGGTCTCTTTCAGGAGATAATCTACCATATTTGGGCCGTCTTGCCCTGTAATCCCTGTAACAAGTACTTTTTTCTTCATTTTAAGACTGTGCAGGTATTATACGTGTCTCTTTTGTAATCGTCTATTACTTCTATGGTGTAGGGGACTATCTTGGGCAACGGTTTTTCGAGTTCAAAGAACTTCACGTCAAGGCTTTCGGGGCTTTTTTCGATGTCGAAGGTTAAGGGGCGCGCAAGTAGATAAATGTCTATAATTTGTTGAGAGTAAGAGTCTGTGCGATAACGCCTTACGATGCCGTATTTTGGATCACTATAAATACCAAAAATTCTCTCCACTTCAATGTCTATGTTGGTTTCTTCTTTAGTTTCCCTTATTGCTGTTTGGGTGATATTCTCTCCGGGGTCGATTCTTCCTCCGGGGCACCCCCACATTCCGCAATCCTCCCTTTGCTCAAGAAGGATAAGCCCGTCATACACAACAACCACACCTACCCCCACGCTTATTCGGGTATCCGAGGAAACTTCTTTTAAGAAGCTTAATTTATTCTCCATTATTTTCTTGGTACCACTCGTAAGTAAGGTTTAGCCCTTGTTCTAATGAGTATTTATGAGTCCATCCCATCTTGTTNATTCGGGAATTATCTCCCACACGCCTTAAAACGCCGTCAGGTTTGTCGGTTTGGAATGTTATATCTCCTTGATAGTCAACTACTTGGGCTATTTTTTTAGCTAGATCTTCTATTGACCATTCTTCCCCCGTGCCTACGTTTAAGTGGGTAGCGCCGTTTCCGTAAACGTCATCTGCGGTTACGTTCTCCAATGCAAATGCGCAAGCATCTGCTAAATCATCAACATACTGAAACTCTCTTTTGGCTTTTCCTGTCCCCCACACCTCTACCGATTCAAGATCGTCCCTCTTGGCTTCATGAAACCTTCGCAATAACGCGGGCAAAACATGAGAATTTTCAGGGTGGAAGTTGTCGTTAGGCCCGTACTGATTNGTGGGCATTAGCGAAAAGAAATCGCAGCCATGCTGGCGGTAATAGCTCTGACACATTTTAATTCCCGCTATTTTTGATATAGCATAGGGCTCGTTGGTTGGTTCGAGGGGCGAAGTGAGTAGATATTCTTCTTTTATGGGTTGCTCGGCAAATTTTGGATAAATACAAATGCTACCAAGGAAAATTAATTTTTTTATGCCGTGTTTATAACAATTGTGGATGATGTTGTTCTGTATTTGGAGATTTTGATAGATAAAATCCGCTGGATAAACATTATTTGCGTGAATCCCTCCCACTTTCGCCGCTGCATCAATAACTGCGTCTGGTTTATTGGCTTCGAAAAACAGATCAGTCATTTTTTGATCCATTAAGTCCAAGTTGTTCCTGTCTGCAAAAAGGAGAGAAACATCTTCCTTTTCCAGCCTTCTCTTGATGGCGGAGCCAACAAGCCCGTTATGTCCCGCTATGAATATTTTCATTTAACCAGTCCTTTACGTTTATTGTCGGGAGCCACCCCAAAAGTTCCTTGGCTTTAGTATTATCAGCCAAACTCTGTGACGGTTCCAACCTTTTCGGGAGGTATTCGAAAGACCCTCCAAAAACATCAGCAATTTCTTGAACGGAGGAGTTCGTTCCCGTTCCTATGTTAATGCACTCCCCCGCACCAGCCTTAACGCTAGATGAGGCAAGCAGGTTTGCTCTCGCAATATCTTTCACGTATGTAAAATCTCTTTTTTGTGAGCCGTCCCCAAAAATTTTCAAGGGTTTTCCTTCTTTTTGGGAGGTGGAAAAAGCACCCATAACATTGCAGTAGGCTCCTTGGGTTGGCATTCCTTCCCCGTATACGTTAAAATATCTTAAAGATACCGTCTCTAGGTCGTAAACTTTGGAGTAAAGCTGGCAGTACTGTTCTCCTATTTGTTTTTGAAGCGCATATGGGCTTAACGGATTAAGCTGGGTCGTTTCGGGGGTGGGGAAGACTTCTAT